TTACGATTGAATGCCCACGCAAATCCAGGATGTAGTTTGTGATCAAATGTCTTTTTCTTGTCCATGTAGATCACCGACTCGCGTATCTGTGTAACCTTGGTGTAGGTAAGATCCATCCAAACTGCAGTTGTGAATGGTTGAACAACATCATGATCATACAGAGCATCCGAGACTTCAGTGTACCAGTTTTGGTTTCCAAAGATGATATCGGCATCCATGAACATCACTTTCGAATAATACCACGGGATCATACGTTCAAGAAGAGTGCACAATCTTTCCTTGTGAAACATGTGGGACTTCGCATATACATGAAATGCATCCTTGATCTCCGGTTCACTTTTGTGGAATACCAATTCAAGAGTGTAGTAGGGAATTTTTGCAAGCTTCAATTTTTCAATCGTGTACAAGTAGTTCATAAGCATACGCTTGGACTTTGCGGGATTGAAGAAGACAAATCCAATTGCCATGTCACGTTTCCAAGGATGATTATACCTCACGGTGGATACATCTATAAATCCACCTGGGTGTACTTTCGGTGGTGCGTCCGGCAGCGCCGTATACATCATCGATTGCGCGGCTCCCATTGTGTAAGAAAACGGATAAAAGATTAGAAAGAACATCCAAATCAAATGAGCGATACATATTCACCGTACAATGCCAGGAATAAGCCTTTTACTGAAAAGGATATTCATCGCATTCTTCACCGTCATGGACTGCCACATTACCGAGTTGGAAACCCAAAGATCTTTCAAACAGCAATGGTTCATACAACGTACGTTAAGCGATCGGAGTATACCACACCCGATGGACGACCGGCGTCTCTTGCTCCGTGTCCATCTGGCGTCATGCCGCTTCAAGATGAATCCTATGAGTGTCTAGAGTTTGAAGGGGATTCGGTTCTAGGTGTTTGTGTAGCAACATATCTGCGCCGCAAGTACCCAGATAAGAAGCAAGGGTTCTTGACTGATGCTCGTAAGGAGTTAGTCAATAATGAAAGAATTGGCGTCTTATGTCAACATGTTGGCTTAGATGCCTTCTATGTGATCTCTCGTCACAATGAAGAGTCGGCTGCAATCAACGGGCGTCGGAATATTCAGAAGCTCGGTGATATCTTTGAAGCATTCATTGGTGCATTGTGGACAGATTGTGGAACACGCTTTGCGATCGTCTATTCATTTGTGACAAATGTTCTTGAAGCCTACTTGGACATTCAAGATGTAGTGACCACTGTCACAAACTACAAAGACATCTTTCAAAAGTACTGCCAACGTGAGTATGGAACTACACCGACGTATACAATGCTTGATCCATATGACGATGGACGCATTCGAGTGTGTATTGTGCTCAAAGGAAACAACCTAGAGTACGGAGAAGGCACAACTCGTAAGAAGGCAGAACAATTAGCAGCTAAGAAGGCACTTGAGAAACTCAACGCTTTGCCTTCTGCGTAATGACCCTTCCCTTCTTCCCACATGTAAAGCGCTTAAGAGTTCGTCCCCTTGTCTGTAAAACAGAAGCAACACAAATCGCAACAGGACCTTTTTCATTCTTCACCGTCTTGCGAACCTTCTTGATACATTTACAGAACCGTTGTGTTTGGTTGAGTTTTCGAGCACCAGCACGTACAGGGGCTGGATCAGAGTCTGGAGAAAGCGAATATTTAGAAAGAGGCGGATCTTCAACAATGACCTTGTGTCCAAGAAAATTCACTGGAATGTGGAGCTCGTAGCCGCTCGTGGCATACCCAATCAGCATGATCGCTGATGCCCGACCCTGTGGTGTTTCTCCGGCAATTGGGTACTTAGCTGCTATTAGCTTTTCCTCTGCAGTCGCATCAACTTCAAACAACGCCCATTGACCACGTGTTTTAAAAACACGAGCAATGATCTTAGTTTCACCAGGCTTATCACGAAGTCCTAAGCTTACTTTTTTCCACTTGTTAGATCCAAACCAATCTTCCCACAATTGAGCTGAAGAGTTTTGAGACACCTCGGGAACTGGCTCGGGAACAGGTGGAGCAACCAAAGTCGCAGGAATAGTAGCCGATGGCACATTTGTGTCAAACATGACGTCAATCGCTTGATGAATCTTGTCCATCATCTGATTTGTCGGGATTGTCTTATCCTTCCACAAAGTCGCCATAGTAGTTCCAAATGTCTTCACAACAACAGGAGTAATAAGTCTCTGCCGTTGTGCCCCTGCAGCCAAAGATGCAACATCATAGAACTTCATAAATCGGTGGCTTGTTGAGTCATCGTTCAGCTTGATCGGACATGTCTCCATGATGTCACAAGGTCCCTTGAATTGTGGATAAAATGAGTGGCTTTCGCGAGCAGCTTGATTCCGAAGTTCCCAGCGCTCAATAAATTTCTTGAACCCTTTGATCCCAACCGCAGCACGGCCCCAGTCGTGCATGACGATATGATCGCCCATCCATGCGATGTTGTTGAAGTGAGCGTCTGTGTGGATCACGTTCTCGTTGTTCAGATATGCAACTGCATGGAAGAGTTTCCGGAGTTGTGCAAGAATCTCGATCTTCGGACGCTTGCTTCGACCTACATCTTCATTCTGACGAAGTGTAATGAAATTTACCTTTTCAGGATACGGCCCTGCATCTTTAATTTGATTATCATTGGCCCTGCAGTTTTTCGGTACGTCGCCTGCAAAACTGGGAATGCTAAGGATGTCTGAATCCTTAAACAACGGGGTGCATGTTGCGACTGCCACGTTAAAAAACTTTTCGATCTCTTTATCCGGGTACTTTTCCTGAATGCGGTGGATAGCTGCTTTCACTGCTACTTGATTAACAACTTCTTGTCCGTCTTCTGTTTTCTTGTTTACAACTCGTGAGATGTAGTCGCCCGGTGGGAGTACCTCGGGTGTCTGGGTTCCAGGAACACACGCAACTTGAGGAGAATAGACGCATGTATCGGCACCCTGTGCGATAAATGCACCACCGCGCCTCATTGTGTCAAACGCAGAAGAATATATCCTCGCAAAGAATAAACATAAATGGGTGGAGGTCTTCTTCAACTTGTCGCTTATGGTGCTCAGGATGCGTACATCACGGGAAATCCCCACATCACCTTCTGGAAGGTGCTCTACAAGCGTCATACCAACTTTGCGATGGAGGCGTTTCGCGTGAACTTCACTGGCGCGCCCCAGTATGGACAACGTGTCGTTGCCGTTGTGAACCGCAACGCTGATTTGATGTACAAGACGTACCTCGAGGTCCAGCTGCCTGATACGACTAGTGCGAACGGCGGTGCAGGTGTGAAGTGGACGGGTGCATATGAGCGTCGTCTCGGCTACCAGCTTCTCAAGAAGATTGAGGTCGAGATTGGCGGTCAGATCATTGACACCCACTATGGCGAGTGGCTGTTCCTCTGGGAGAACCTGACCTCTGGTTTTGACAACTCCGTCAAGCTGGACAGTATGACGGGTGGATACCTGGGTGGCACAGAGACGACTGCATTGTCGTGCGGTGGCCGTCCGGGAATCCTCTACATCCCCCTCCAGTTCTGGTTCTGCCGCAACCCAGGTCTGGCCCTGCCCTTGATTGCCCTCCAGTACCACGAGGTGCGCATCAACATCACGCTGAACCCGGCAACTGACTTGGTGACTGCTCTCACTGTCGGTACTGCTGGATCAGTGTCTTCAGCCGCTGCACTCCTGCCCCAGCTCAAGGACATGGCGCTCTACATTGACTACATTTATCTAGATGTGGATGAGCGTCGCCGGTTTGCCCAGCAGTCCCACGAGTACCTGATTGATCAGCTTCAGTTCGGTCTCCAGCAGACGATCACGACGGCATCGGCTCGCATTGACCTGACACTGAACCACCCGGTCAAGGAGCTTGTGTGGGTGTTCCAGGACGCTCGCAAGACGGACTGCGGATCTGATATCACGAAGAACATTGGCTTTACCCAGCCATTCAGCTACGATGACATTGTCAACCGCTGCCGTCTCCAGATCAACGGTCAGGATCGGTTTGATGAGCGCTACGGCGACTACTTCTGGAAGGTTCAGCCCTACCAGCACCACACGGGTGGTGCTTTCTGGCCGATGCGCGCCCAGATTGCTACGATTCCAGTCAATACATCCAACACAATCACACTGACGTCTGGTGTTACTGTCAACGGAGATGTCATGACAGTCGCGTCTGGAGCGGGTGGTCTTCCTACTGGTGCGGGTCCCTACATCATTGAGGGTGCCACCGTGACAACTGCCAATGGACTCTTCTTCGCGCCTGGAACTGTTATTTCTGCATTTGGAACTGCTTCTGGAAAAGATGGAACCTACAACCTCAGTGAACCGGCACTGGTGAATGGACTTACGACTGTTAACGTGGATGTTGTGATCACGCTCCCCAACGTGAACTATGCTCCTCACATGAACCCGATCAACGTCTACTCGTTTGCTCTCCAGCCCGAGGAGCACCAGCCGTCGGGAACCTGTAACTTCTCGCGCATCGACACGACAACGCTCGTGTTTGACAGCATCAGCGCATCGGGCATTGCGAAGCCTACGAAGTCGACGCCGTTCAACTTCCGTATGTATGCCGTGAACTACAACATCTTCCGCGTGATGTCCGGCATGGGCGGTCTTGCATACAGCAACTAAAGTCGCTTCCTTTCACCAACTAAAGCATTAAGTATAATGATCAAGTTGGTTCTTGTTTGTATTGCAATTGTATGCACATTATGGGTTCTCTCGCACCCAATAACCTTTTTCAGAAAAGAGGCACCCACTACACGTTTGTATTCGGAAGGCACCCGTGAAGTCCTAAGGTCTGCTGGAGCATTATCGGTGCCGGAAGACCCTTCCCAGGGCATTTTACGTGGTCTCGACCAAGGATATGTCCCATTTCGTGTGAGATAACATATTGACGATATCCATCTAGATCCTGTCCAGATCGTTTAGTTCCATGTCTCCACCTATGTTCGTTGATATGCATCTCGTGACCACCTAACTCTGCACACGACAATGTATGATCACATCCAGCATCTTTCAATCCTTTCAATGATGACAAATGAATTAACACGTGAGGTTTGGTATTCACCTCTACAAACCGATATCCTTTTGATTCCCAACCATTGGGATCCGCAAGGCAAATCGCAACATCACGTCTAAAGTCTGCGAGAGGGAACTGTACATCAGGATCCACGACCACCAAGTATGTGATCCTCTTCATTAAAAACAGATGTGATTTTATTACCAAGTATCACGTCATCATGCCCCGTTGTGCTCACTGTAAGAAGAAGACCCATCTTGACTTCAAGTGCAAATGCTCAAGTGAAAAAGTGTTTTGTTCTTCATGCAGGACAACGGAGGTCCATGGATGTGCAATTGTTTATAAACCCGTTGAGCTAGTTAAGATTGAGCCGATCAAGCTTGAGAAGATCTAGCATCCACCCGGAGGACCATCGTCGTCGTACAGAGGGGGCATGTTACCATCCATTTCAATCTTCCTAATGAAGTGATTGACGATCTTCTCCTTCAGGCTGTTGGTGATGTTGAACTCATTGAGTACAGATGCAACTACACCACCATCTCGCCAGATAATCTCAAGGAGCAGGGTTCCACCTGTCTTTGTTGTGAATGTTGTGTACCACATCGGCTCGTTATGTGCCTGAATCACGGATCCAGTCAGAACGTTCGGCCCACCTGCATTGTTAATCGTCTTGTTGAGTGCGTTAATCAGAATGTTGATCATTTTATCCCTACCACTTGCTGAGTGGATAAAATCAAATCCATTTTGAATAATAAATGAACGTTCTATTTGAAGCTATTTTGGTCGGACTCTTTTTGCTTCCACTGTACTGGGCAACTGAAAAACTTGGGTTCTCAAAGTGGATCACGGTGTTCCTTGCAGGTGCACTGTTCCACTTGACTGCAGAGGTTACGGGTATCAACAAGGCCTACACCTTGATGAAGGCTTGAGTTAGATAGGCTAAAAGTACTTCATGTGAAGCGATTCGTTCCCCAGCAAAGAACAGAGCAAATCGTCCGATATCTGCCGAACTTGGAAGGCAGTTGCAGAGTATCTTTGCAACCTGTTCCATCGGGACATCCTCTGTGTGAACTGGACCCCATGCCCTATTCGGGAAGCATGTCCAGAATCGACTTCGGGATGGACAATCATAGGGGACGCAACTATCAAATGCCTTGCGCACAAGTTCAAATGGAATCATCTTAGTAGGAAGCTCTTCGAGTGTTGTTAAAAGGAATGCCATTGTAGGTGATGTCTCTTGTTTGTTCAAAACGAAATCTGTTTTTGCCAGACAGACCGAGTCGTGTTAAAATGAAGCAAGTCCGACGTGTTCACGCTAAGAAAATGGAAACAGTTATACCACAGATGATGACATCATATAGAATGACCGATACCTATACACCCGATATTCTTCGCCGTCGTTTCAATGCATTCAAGCTCGAAGTCGCCACCACCAAGCAGATTTGCGAGTCAACCGGCCTCCATATCCGTTGTCAGAATCCACCTGAGGATATCACAGAGAACATTGCAAAGTTTGTCATTCGTAAGTGTAATCTAGTTCCCCACTGTAAGTGGGCCAAGTGTGTTGGTAAAGAAGGCGACCTTGTAGCCGGGGTTATGGATGACGAGTCTGAAGGTCCGATTCATGGAATTTGTAAGATTGAGGTCAAGGCATTCATGTCAACTGGGCCGTGTTCATTTGGTCCCCGTAAGGAGTTTGATCGTATCTGCTTCGTAGACTTGCGCAATATGATGGAAGATGACATTCAAGTCTGGTACGTAAATCTTACTAACAACTCACATGAGTGGAAAAATATGAAGGTGAATAAGAATCAGACGTTCCAAGACCAATGTGCTCAGGGGCGTCGTCCTCATATCGAGTGGGCTAAGATCTACTCGCAGATTCAAGATCACTGTGTGTCAATTTACCATGGGACCTTTGAGGGTATCTTCACAGAAGTGGCACCAGTCGATCCGCCACTAGCTTAACAACCGGAACAGAGACAGCATTGCCTGCCAACTTATAGAGGTTCGTGTCTGAGATTTCAGGCAATATATAATCAGAAGGAAAGCCTTGAAAGGAGAAACACTCACGAGGAGTCAGTTTCCGTATACCTTTTTCATCTAGGACAAGCGGAACGTTATGCCCACCTCCACCCATATTTGCTGTCAGAGTAGGACACTCGTTGCTCTTGTTCTCTCTTACATAGACACGACGATACTGATAGACCGTGTCCTTCTTCTTCACAGCTTCACTGACAAGTCCCCATGTCGAGGACTTATCCGTGTAGTAATACTTATCTGGAACATCCTCCTCCAAGAGAGATGAGATGGTTGCCTTTGGGATTTCCTCAAAGTCCAGACTGAAGTTGTTGAATGCCTCTTCGGATCGTAGACAGACAATGTAGATCCTCTCACGGTGCTGAGGGACGCCTGTGATGTCTGCAGTGTTGAGGACTTTATACTTGACATGGTATCCACGGGATTCAAGATTTGAGATGATTGTCTCAAAAGTCTTGTTGTCGTCATGTGAAACCAAGTTCTTCACATTCTCAAGCACCACGCACTTCGGCTTATGGTAGTCAAGGATCTCCAAGATCTTCCAGAAGACATTAGACCTTTTGTCCTCAAACCCCTCTTGCCTGCCCGCGATGCTGAACGGCTGACATGGGAACCCACCTGTTAGGATGTCATGAGCCGGAATTGTTGCTACATCAATATCATTCAGATCACATAGTGTGAGTCCGTGGCTGAAGTTCTCATCGTATACAGTCTTGGACCATTGGACCATGTCGTTTGCAAAGACGCAATCGACCTTACCGGTTGATGTGAAGGCATATGTGAATGCACCCGTTCCTGCAAAGAGATCAATCATCTTGAGTTTCTCCACAAGTACGCGACGCACCTGCTTCTTCATACTATTCTTGCAGTTGGAAGGAAAGGTTTCTGTTTTTAGCGGATCGTCCAAAATGGATTTGATAGGTCCAGGCAAGTGGTAGGTAAGTCCTACATACGACATACTGTGTGAGGCAATCATTGAACTGATTGTAAAAATGTTTCAACTCGTCCCCCATAGCGTTACCATGCGAAAGCTCGGATATGTGCTCGACCCTACGATTCGTGGGTTCATGCGCACCCAATGGGTGCCAAAGCGCACCCAGAAGCAGAAGATTGACTACGAGAAGGTGGAGCGCGTAGTCAATGTCCTTGAGAGGTTCGCCAAGATCGTCTCGGGCAAGTGGCGCGAACTGCTCGATGTGCGCGAAAAGATGCGCAAACTCAGGGTGGAATTGAAGTCCTTGTTGGACTGTGGGAACGGATCCTACCCTAACTGGGGCAACATCATGTACGAGGAAGACATGCGTCGCCAGGCGATCATTGATGCGTATCATGCGCGTCTTGTGGCGATGCCCGAGGCCGAGTTGCGCGAGTACAATGCTCGCACGATTCGTGAGATCCGTGAGCACAATGATGATCCCTGGCCCTGGATGAATCTGATGCGCACAATCCGCGCCAAGCGGGCCCTCGTGCAGATCACGGTTGCCGAACACAAGCAGGTGTGGCAGGAGATGAGCCTCAAGAACATCGGTGTTCCGGTTCGTCTCCACAACAAGCAGGCTGTGACAAAGAAGCGTGTGATTCAGAAGAACACCTTCTCAGCGCTCGCAGACTCAGACTCAGACAATGACCTCACAAAGGAGGAGATGGATAACCTGGAGCGCATTCTCCGGGGCTAAACAAAACCAAACAAACATTAAAAACCCACAAAACCAAACAAAAACGCATAAAACCCCAAAACCCACAAA